CCGAAGACGAGATGAATGCTTATAAGCGTTTTCTTGCAGGTAAAGGGTATGAAGTACGCGAAGATAACGGGCAAGTAATCTATCAGACACCTAACTATTCAGGTGAAGAGATTACAATCGGTATCTCGCCTACATCAGGTATCCCATATGTAGATAACAGTGCTATGAACAAAGCACGTAGTATCGCGAAACAGTATGGTGCGTTGGATCAGTTCAAGAATGCTATCGCTACTAACATCGCTGACGGTGTTACTGCGGGTGTGTTCGGTAGAAAGAGTGCTGTTAGTAACGCAACAGGTAGTGTTAAAGTAGAGAAAGCAGTTGAAACTGTTGAAGAAGAGAACGCAGAAGACGCTATGTAGTATTAGTGCGTGAAGTGTTGAGTAGTGGGTAGACCTCCCTTGTGTGGTGCTACTCACTCTCTCACACTCACCATTTTGCCAAATACGTACCCGTTTATAGTATAGCATAACATACTAACATACTCTACACTCTATTACATATGATTACTTACTATCTCATACATACAGTCAAACGTACAGTCTTGTATCAGACTAATGATTATTCTCTTCTCTCTCTATATATAGATGAAGAGATACCAGTGGATATGATTCCCCGCGTTTCTGTAGTCATAGACGACTCAACTGACTGATACTCAACGTATTAAGTTCTAATAGGGTGTATAACCATAAACATAGTGTATAGTTTCTCATATATACTCTATTAGAACTACTCTATTGAATACCTGTATAACCCATTCACAACGGTGAGTGGTATCTATCATGGCATACATCTTAACGGAACTATGTTATGCAGGTATTCATACTCTCTTTGCTATATATTTGTAGCAAGACAAATAAGTTTGTCAGTATAACTTGTTGTTACAGCAACGAAATAACTGTCGAGTGCTTGCCTCTTGTAAGTAATCTCTTAAACTTTCCTGGGTTCATAGAGAATTGAGATTGAAGAACCCAGGTTCTGTTGAGCAACAGATACAGCTCGCAGAGTGATTCCTTGTGGTCACTGTAATGGCAGATAAGTGTTACACTTTGTAACCACCTATTAGTGGAGAGAGTACTGGACGCAAGTCAGATCGGTACTATCCGTGAAACTATAGGTAAAGTTGGTAATTTTAATATTATCACTATTAGTGCTATTGTATCTACACCTGAACAAGTGTATAAACTGTTTATTTAATGCACCACAACTCACTTCCCAAGGGTGAGCAGTTGTAGTTATCTGAACACGGCAACGATACTAACCTTAACCCATTAATATTGGACTAGGGACCGAACGTACGAGCTATGTCTACAACTGAGTGCAGAGGGGATAATCATAAACACTAATCAAAAACAATAAAGCAATGAATGCACAAGCAGAATTCTTGAGTCACATTATGCATCTTGGTGATGTGAAAGCAGTAACTATTATGCTCGATAATGAAGGTTATGGATTGAATCCTGAACAGATTAGAATCTTTAACTTACGTGAAGGTTTTAGTGATGAAGAGCATACCAAGTTTATACAAGACCTAGATTTCGAATATGATAATGGGTATGGTACCCAGCACTTATTCGGTAAGATATGGTTTACTGATGGTAGTTGGTCAGATCGTTACGAGTACGATGGTTCTGAATGTTGGGATTATCAAGCACCTACAAATGTTTGGCATTATGATATGCAAACGTTTATAGAAAGATATAGAGTGCACAAGGAACAGATGGACGATTATGAAGAAGAAGAAAATCGTCGTGCATATGAAGAAGACTTTGGAAAACCTTGGTTTCAAGGAGAAGAAGATGCGGGGGAGTAATCCCCTGCATTTATTATTATTAACCTAATACCATATTAAAAATGGAAGAAAGAGATTTTAAACAAGGGTTATTAGCGGGAGTGCTGATAATGAGTACAATCTTAATGTATGTTTTATTATTAATCTTATTATAAGAATGGAAGATTTAGATTTTGGTTCTCTGTTTGAGAACTTTGAGAAAGAGCAGTCGTATCTTTCTGCGGAAAAGGAACAAGTTCCAGTTTGTCACAACTACTACTCTAAAATGGTTAAGTTTAACTATTCAGGGGATAATCTACCCGTGTTTTTATTTGTGTATGATTATAATGATAACAAAGACGAGTTATATGCTACAGTTATTAAATCATATTGTCCCGAGTATTATCCAGGTGAGAAAGTTACTCTATTGTCACAGTTTACTGCGATTGTAGGGAACTTTGATGTAGTAGAACATAAGAATAACCCTGAAATCCTATTTTAATATGAGTCACAGAGTAATTTTAAATGGTGAAGAGAGTTTAAAGAGACATCAAGAGTTCTTTACATTCTCACCCGAGAGACAGCGTATGGAGTATTACTTAAACAAGAATTGGTATAATACTAACTATACGTACTTGTATTCTGATGATGACAAGGTATGTTTAGGTAGTGAAGTACGTAGGGTTAGAATCGGTACCACCGGTAAAGCATGGGCACAGAGTGATAAAGACCGCAAGGGTCTCACGTATGACAAGAAAACTAAAAAGGTTAAGTTATGGTATAACTCTAACATGTATAGTTTCAGTGCACATGAAATGAAGACTCTGTTTGAGCACATGGATGTGCAATGGTTCGAAGGTACGTATGACGTACTCATTGGACTAGTAACACCTACTATGCTTGGTAAAGTATTCAGTGGTAAGATTACTGATGTACTTACATTCTGCAAAGAGTTTATCAAATCTAAACCATGGTTAAAGAACAGTGATGTTACACCTGAAAAATTAGTATGTTTATTAGCACACATGCATATAATTAATACGGCTAGATTAGGTGCTTTTATACAAGCATTCTCTGTTGCTAAATCTGGTAAAGTATTATGTGATAAGATCATGTCAAGTGGTATAAATGATTTCTATATGTTGTCTGAAATAATACAACAGGCTCTTGCATTAGATCAGAAGATTGATTTCTCTATACCTGAACAAGAGATTGAGAAGTTATCTAACACATTTAAGAAAATGATAATGCGACTTAAGTTGGAGACTAATCCTGAACTTGCATTAGTTAAAAATGGTAATAAACTAGATGTAGTTAATAATCATCCTGCGTATGCACGACCAGAACCATTGTTTGATTTAGTAATGCAAGACTTATAATTTAAACCCCTGAGATTTATATCTTGGGGGTTTAATTATTCTTTGCTGATGCTTTGATAAACAAGTGTTGTTTCTCTTGTTCAGCTGCCATGATTGCCATCAATCCTCTAAGTTCCTCATATGTGAACTGTACTATTAGAGTATCATTCTCTTCATTGATTACTTGTACCTTCTCTTCATCTATGTAGAGTAGTGGTTGAATGTAGTCATCTTCCTCCTCGTCAAAACCGGGAGGAGCATAGAGTCCTGCTTTTAAATAGGTTGCCATAATTATAGTACTTTACCGTCTATGATTAACTTATTATCTACTGAAAATGTACCATCTAGATTTACATCTACTGTAGCAAAACCGTGTACCCATTCTGTATGGGTGTTCATATATTCTGCGTCAAGTTCACATAGGCATCCTGTTGACCATGATCCATGTACTGTACCATCTATATCTTTAGTAAGATGCTCTGACTTTCTATGGAAGTGTCCGCATATTACAGATGATTTAGTTTTTAGGTACATGTTACGTGCTGGGTTTACAGTTCCTCCGCCCTTGTATTCATGACCGTGGATTATATTGAGGTTACCTGCTTTGATAGTTGTAAACTTTTCTACTAGATGTATTTTATTTTCCCCAAACTTTAGGAGAATAGGTATCTCGAACTCCTCATTTCCCAACCACTCAGGTGCTTTAAGTTTTAACCAGCGTTCAAGACGCATCTCATGGTTACCTATCTTATAGTATATAAGTGCATTAGGAAATACTTGTCTCATTGCAGAGATAAACCATCTACCCTGTTCTAATTCTTCACGCATCTTAGGTTTGCTTGGGTCTTTATCAAATGATGATAGACCATAGAAGTCTAGGATGTCACCGTTAAGAATAATAGTGTCGGGTTTATATTCTTTGAGATAATCTATTGCTGCAACAAGAGCTGCTTCATCGTGGTAAGGAAAGTGTATGTCGGATAATACTCCTATACGTCTTGAACCTAAACCTAGTTTAAGCACACTTGCTTTATCTTTATATGATTTTGGTATGTCATCAAAAGGATTATACACGTATGTCTTTTCTCTGAACAACTCAGAGTTAGCAATCTTTTCCTTTTGTGATTTACCACTGAGTCCTGCATAATATTTAATCTTACTCCTTACGTCTTCAACAGACGTGAAGTAGTCAGGTCTCTCAGAGTAGATAAGCTTTGCAAGAGTGAGTACTGGAGTTAATTTATGCTTACGCATGTATGATTTTACAATCTCTCCTTTCTTAGATGTGTTAGCAGCCATATACCAAAGGTAATAAAAAATTTAATTTAATAACAAAACTATGGCATTTCATGTACATGTGACTAGAGATCACATTAAGCAGAAGTTAAAGTTTCATCTGACTAAATTAGATGATGCTCATATAGATCAGATAGCTGATATAATGGATCAGATGAATAGTCATCATGCTAGTGTTATATTCAAATCCTTAGATGGATATGTATATAAAGATCATCCGTGGGTTATTGGTGATACAGTTATGATACATAAGGAACATTTGTATACTCACAGATATGATGAGAATGCTATGAGAAATCATGGTATCATAGATGAGAATGGTCTTATAGAATGTAAAATAATAAGGATCAGTAAACTTGATGATGAGATTAGAGTACAGTATAAACGTGTAGATAATGATGGTTCACATGGTACTACTGAGTGGTCATGTGATGTAACTAAAATAGAAAGAACCGTGGGTCTAGAGAGACCAAACTTAAATGATTTATTATGAACGAGAACCAAGATAAACGTGCCGTATATATGGGCACCTTTGAGACTTACAAAAAGAATACAGGTAAGCAGTTAGTAGAACTTGTAGATATAACCCAGACTATCTGGAGATTTACAGGTAAACATACCGCTATCCTATACGCTATTTCTTTGAGTGCATTAGCACTGAGTATTGTAGCGTTAGCTATATAATGTAAACTAATTAAAGTTCTGAGTACCAACTATTTGGTATTTCACTAACTTTGATTATGCTATATCAGCTTCCCACAGGTAAAACGGTTTGGTTAGACGTAGACGACATTCTACATTTGACCAAAGAGGATTTGCAGTTTCTTATTGCAATCAACGCTGGGGAGCATATACATAATCCTTTCAAACATTCGTCAATATCTAAAGAGAGTACAGAGAAACCTGAAGAAGAAGAGGTTGTAGAAGAGTCTGAAGAATCAGAAACTTACTATGAAGAGTTCTTCCCTGATGAGTTTCCTGATATGCTCGATGATGGTATGTGTTTAAATTTTGAAGACTGAGTTTCAGTCTGTTTTTTGTTTGTGTTGTTTTGTTTTGTTTTGTTTGATGGGGGAGTAAAATCCCCCATTATTTTTTTATGTAAATTTTTAAATCCTTAATAAAATGAATAAATATCAAAAGGTCGTTTACGACGGGAGAATGAGTTCTTATCAGAAGTATGGTACTTCTTTTAAGAAAGTTCAATTCGAGAAGGATCCATTCAACAATTATCAAAACTTTTTGTACAAGCGTGCACTATTTGGACTTTCTGTGTATCAGAAAGAGGAGCTTGACAAAATGCATTGGGATAAGAAACGAAGGATCGAGAAAGTGCACGAGCGAGCACAAAAAGTATTAAATCTCTGGAAACAAGAGATGAGTAATCAGTGGTTAGGTGCTGTTTTATCTACGGTTTTCCACCATAGTAGTCTAGTTAAAGAACTAAATGAAAAATTTGGTTCTGAAACAGATGAGCAGTACATTAGCAAAGTAGATTTTAAGTCATTGGGTGTCAGTAAACAACAAGTTGTTGATAAACTAATCCAAGAAAAGATTCTACCTGCTAATTTCTATCAACTAACTGGAGAATAATGGAACTACACGGGTTAACGAATGAAGAGATAATCTTCATATATAAATCAAATGAATTGAAGATCAATACTTATAATCATATCATCGAAAAGAAAGGTATGTATAATGAGCTTGAGATTCCTGAAGTTGGTTTTATATCTGTATTTAGAAACATGAGTGAGGAAGACCTAGATGAACTTCTAGAGTCTCCTCATTTCAAGATTTGTATACAGATTCAAGAGAAACTCGAACCCATTATTGAAATGATTCAGGAAACAATTCCTGAAGAGTACGAAAGAATAAGTAAAATCTTTAATGACTTAGAAGAATGAAAACAACATTTATTGTGAATGGTAAGACACAACTAATCCTTACCCCTGAAACAGATACAGAGAAAGTATTACTAGCTACATTGATTAAGCAATCAGACATCATGGTTGCTGACATCTCTGAAGATAGTGCTTATGCTCGTACATACGGACACGGTTCCTTATTAGTCACAAGTCAGGTTAAGTTACATGCAAGCGAAGAAGAAGCTGTGTAGTGGTTGTAATCAGTTAGAATACATTTGGAAGAAAGAGGGGTTAGAGAGATATTGCAAGAATTGCTGGAGTTGCCAAAACAAAAGTAAGAAAAGCGCTAAACCAACTAGTAAAAAACCTCTCTCCCCTCGATCTTCTAAACAACAGAAGCTAGAAGCTTTATATTCTATACTGAGAATCAAGTATCTACAACATCATCCGTACTGTCAGGCACATCTTCCCGGATGTCAAATCAATGCATCAGACATACATCATACTGCTGGACGTGTTGGTAATCTATTATTAGATGATACACAATTCCTTGCTGTATGTAGAACATGTCATGGTTGGATTGAAACTAATCATGTAGATGCTAAGCTATTAGGTCTATCTAAATCAAGAGAATCATGAGACAAAAGAAAGGACGCGTAGGTAGACTAGGTGTTAGAGTATGGGAATTTATGGAACCTAGTGCTGTAGTTAGAGAAGGTAGATATGTTGATCCTACTTTAGCAAACAGTGACTGGAGTTCTTCAGGAAGATTTCATAGAGACTTATACACAGTTAATCTTGATAGCTCTGATATTCCTATATGGGAAGAAGCAAGCGGAAACTATGTAAGATTTAAGATTAATAGTGAAGGTAAAGCAGAACTGTATTATAATCCAAAGAAAAGATTATGAGTAAGATGAAAGATGTTATGATGCATCCTTGGGGTTATGGTATTGATGTGCGAGTTTACTTTGATGGTGTTAAAGATTGTATGTATCATACTGCGTATTTGCAGTGTGATGTTACACATAACATGCTGAAGAGATTAATAAACATAGCAGGTCAGGATCATCCGGAGGGTGTACCAAGTAAACAACCAATTAAAGCAGAGTTATATATCTATAGAATGTATGGTAAGAATAAAGAGTACCAACAGTTTGATAGAGTAATAACTATGCTAGAGAAACAATGTAAAGAAGTATGGTGTTATGAGTAAATCAAAGCAAGAAGTGCAAGATGAAGCACTTGAGATACTACAGGATTATAATCGCGCAACTGCTGCGGTTAGTATGGGTGTAGGTAAGACTTTAATTGGTCTTAGACATATGGAGCAGAACTTTAAATCAGGAAGAAAGTTTCTTGTTGTAGCTCCAAAGTTAGCAATTTTAAAGTCATGGCAAGATGAAGCGCACAAGTTTAATCTTGAGTATCTACTTGATCACATTGACTTTACTACCTACTTGTCTTTGACTAAACAGCATTTGAATTATTACATGGTGTATTTAGATGAGTGTCACAACTTGTTATATACCCATGAACCTTGGTTATCACAATACAAAGGTAGAATACTAGGTTTAACTGGTACTGCTCCTAAAGTAAAGAAATCAGAGAAGGGTGTTATGGTCACTAAGTATTGTCCCGTAGTGTATGAATACATTACAGATCATGCTGTTGAAGATGGTATCCTTAATGATTATAGTATAGTTGTGCACTTGCTGAGTCTTGATGCTCGTAAGAACTATATGAAGAAAACCAAGAGTGGTAAACAGTTTCCGTCAAGTGAGTTGTCCGATTATAACTATTGGTCAGAACGATTACTGAATTGTAACTATGGTAAGGAAGAACAGATATTACGAGTGATGCGTATGAAAGCGCTTATGAGTTATCCTAGTAAGACCAAGTATGCTACTGATTTGTTCAAGTCTATTACAGATAAGTGTATCTTATTTGCTAATACACAAGAACAAGCGGATAGTATGTGTACCCATAGCTATCACAGTAAGAATCCGAATTCTGAACAGAATCTACAAGATTTTAAGAATGGTAATATCGATAAACTTTCTTGTGTATTGCAATTGAACGAGGGTGTTAATATCCCAGATCTAAAACAAGGTATTATAATGCATGCATATGGTAATGAACGAAAGAGTACTCAGCGTATTGGTCGTTTGTTACGTTTGAATCCTAATCAAAAGTCTACAGTGCACATATTGTGTTACGAAGATAGTGTTGATTATACATGGGTGTGTAAAGCATTAGAAGACTTTGATCAATCAAAAATCAAATACGTTAAGAAATCATGAGTAATTTACCTCCTGGATCTGCAAATGATCCACTAGCACCATGGAATCAAAAGTCTAAACTTTGTAGATACTGTGATTCAGAAGAACTACGAGACGTGCTCTATAAACAAGTAGAACTTGACGAAGAATGTGAAGATGACTGTATAGAAGAAGAAGTAGAATACAGATTATCTATGGCACCTTTATGTAAAGACTGCGCAAAAGAAGAATACTATGACTACGATGACGATGACGACTACTGAAACAGAAGTAGAAGAGAAAGTTGAAGTAAACCAAGATGAAGAGAGTAAGATTATTCTCTATAATGATCACGTGAACTCTTTTGAGCACGTGATCATGTGTCTTGTTGCATTTTGTGATCATGGATTCCAACAAGCTGAACAGTGTGCTACTATAGTACACTATAAAGGTAAATGTGCTGTAAAGCATGGGAGTAAGGAAGATATGATTGAACGTGCAAAGAGATTATCTGAAGAACAATTAACTGTAGAAGTATTATGAAAAAGAGTGATGAAATCCTCAAGGATATGATAGACGCTATGTTTATTGCTGCTGGTTATAATCTTACATATGATGATGTGAAAGATGATACTAGTTCCTGGTATGATAAATATACCTGGAGTTACACCCAACAGTGTAAATTCAAGCAATGGGCTACCGACTATTTAAAAAGAACCTGTAAGTATAGAACTACGGATGCTGATAAACAAGCTTCTTGGTTTTTACTTGGTTACGGGTTACGTGTGAAATTTCCAGAAACAGAAACAGATAACGCTTAAAATTATGAAAAAGACATTATTATTTATTATGCTTGTTGCTAGTATACTAGTAGCTTGTAAGAAAGAAGAAGAAGAACAAAAATGTAACTGTGGTACAGTTGCTAATGACGGTGTAGACAATGGATGCTACTGGTTAGAGATCCGCAACAGCTGTTCAGGTAACAAGAAAACTTGGTGCTTTGATCAAGATGTATGGATGAATGCACCTGTAGGTTCTGACTTCTGTGTAACCAATGAGCCTTCATGGTAAATGAGACCTGGTACAAGAGTTATATGTATAGATGATTCTATGAATCCTGATGTTGCGTCATGGCAACCTAGATACTGTCCTAACTGGGTTAAGTTAGATCAGAAGTATACTATCCGTGAGTTTGATGACAATGACGGTATAGTTGATGGGGTTCTCCTAGAAGAAATAGTTAATCCTACACTCTATTTACCTAAGTGGGGTAGAGTTATAGAACCTAGATTTGCTGCATGGAGATTCCGTGAACTTCAAGATGATGAAGTAGAAGAAACTGTTACTAGTAAAGAAGAAGTTGCAGTGTTGTAATTCTTCACTATATTTGTTTAATAATAAACCAACTACTATGTTTAAAGAACTACGCGGTAAACGCATCTTGGTTGAGAGACCAGAAAGACCAAAATCTCTTATTGAATTAACTCCTGAAGCTGAACAAGAAGCAGCTATTGAGTTTGTAAAGACACTAAACAAGTTACCTGTTGCTGCAGTAGGAACTGAAGTTACCAGCATTAAACCTGGTGATTTAGTTTATACCGGTATGGGTATTACCAACTGTGAGGTTATTGAAATAGAAAGCAAACTCTATTTCGTAGTACCTGAGCAGATGGTTATCATTGTTTGGTAAAAAACGCAGTGCAGATAGCAGACTAGGTAGCTCCTAGTCGCCCCAGTTGAGCAAAAGTCCAGGTCAGATGCGCATAATCCTGGTGCGCAATAGCACTGGGTTCTGTACTGCACATTTTTAAAGCATTTTACTGAACAGATTAAAAACTAAAAATTATGAAAAACTTTTTTAAGACAATTATCCTGTTTACCATCATGTCGGTATTAGAATTCATAGCAGTATGAGGAGCTATTACTTATAATAGTGAAACTGAGTTTGGTTGGAAACTATGGGGTGCTGCTTTATTTTATGGTATTGCTGCATTACCTTCAGCGATATTCTGGAGAAAACAAATTATGTATGTAATAGATTTGGAGGACTAACTATGAAACCGTTTAATTTAGAAAAAGCATTAGCAGGAGAACCTGTTGTAACCAGAATTGGAGAGGAGGTTACTCAATTACATTTGTTTAATGCATCAATTACTGATTACCCTTTAGTGGGTGTTTTAAAAGATCAAATAATACATTGGTGTAAAAATGGTAAAGCGTATACTACTGGTGGTAACTCTCATTTAGACCTATTCATGGCTCCAAAAGTTATTGAAGGGTGGGTTAATGTATATCAAGAAGGGGATTGTATATGGTTAGGAAGTTGTCACGAATCTGAAAAAGCAGCAAAAGATACGATTGCAAAAGATGGTACATACATCAAAACAATTAAAATCACTAACGAGGTATGAAACAATCAGCAGTAGAATGGTTAGTAAGCCAAATTTGGAAAAATGAACCACTCGAACATGAACAAAAAGTTATTGAACAAGCTTTCTTAATAGAAAAAAAGCAACTCGGAAAAACATGTGATTGTGTAGTGGATTTTAGTAATCCAAACCATCATAAAATTATTTCAGCTCCAACACAAACGCCAATACTTGATAATCTTAAAAAACATCTTGATTCTATTACATCTGAAGAGTTTAATAGGGAGATAGATGATATTATTAAAAATGATGAATCAACCATGTTAGTATGCGATGATTGCGGTATGGAGGAATGTGACTGTGGTTTAACTGATGATGAATTAATCATAAAAGATAAGCATAGTAATATACTAAAATTTGCAGAATGGTTTAAGTCATCTGATTGGGATTGCTTTGACAGTACAGACGGAAGTAATGTTTATGCTAACACTCTTATAACAGACAATCTTCTTACAATAGAAGAGATTTATGAACTTTACTTAAAAGAAACAGAATGAAACAACACATTAAAGCACTATTAGCAACACTAGGAGCAATAGCAGTAGTAGCTGTATGGTGCTGGTTAATTATAACTTACCCACTTACTTTAACTTTTGTTTGTTTAGCTGCTTTATTAACACTAGTTTATGTAGGATTTTATGCACATTTTAAACAATGAGATAGTAATTAAAATTGAACCTCCAAGCCTCTTAACAATGCACACTATGGAGAGTACCTTGCAGGTGTGATATCCACTATTGCAAGTAGCTAACACCAAGCTAAAGTCGGGTGTATGTGTTGTTCCCTTGAGAAATGATGAAGAATGTAAGGTAACTACTAGAGCTTGGTTTGCCCAGTCAGTGTTAGACACCACGAAACACAAGTTACACAACACAGAGGACTTCTCATCCTCAAATTGGGGCACAGAATAGAAAACGTGGTAGGGTTACCTATAATTAGGATTTAGTTGCCTAAGCCCTCTTGGTTCGACTCCAAGGTGCTCCACAAATAGTCAGGTGGCGGAATAAAGACGCTAAGGGGGTAAGATAGATAACACATAAGAGGATTACCTAAGGTATAAGCAGGACCACCTGTTATAGCCTTTCCAGTGAGTGTTATCGTACAGGGTTATAACCTGTCCTGACTACAAAAGTTAATCGTGACAAAGGTTAACTTCACCGATGCTCCAACATCGACTCTGCCTACCAAGAGTATAAAACGGGTGGTATTGGTCTCTGAATAATAGGGAACACGGCTCACTGCAAGGTAAGTAATGACACCTCGGAAAGACGAGGAACATAGTCAGGTGGTGTAAGTGGAAACACCCTATGGAAAACGCGGGAGATACAGGTTCGAATCCTGTCCTCGACTGAGCAAGATGTATGAGGGAAATAGAAATATTTCCTTCATCTCTTGACTTTTAATAAAAAGGTTCGTATATTTGTGACTACAAAATATGAGTATATGGAAAGGTTTTTTGATAAAGTAGATAAAACTGATACTTGTTGGTTATGGACAGCAGGATTAAGAGGTAAGACAGGATATGGTGCATTTAAACTTAATGGTAAAGTTGTAGATGCACATCGTATATCTTATGAATTACATAATGGTGTAATTCCTAATGGAATGTATGTATGTCACACTTGTGATAATAGAAAATGCGTAAATCCTAATCATTTATTTTTAGGAACAGCTAAAGATAACCATCAAGATGCTGTTACAAAAGGAAGAATTATAAATGGAAGTAACGGTGATAAATTAAAAAAACACCCAAGCAGAGGCGCATATCTTAGAGGGTGTAGATGTAAAGAATGTAAAGCTATCAATAACATGATGGTTAAAAGATATAGGGAAGGATTAAAAAAGAAGTAATCCTGTCCTGACTGCAACCCACTCATGAGGGAAGATTGAGTGACGTTGGAAAAGACAACTGACAGCTTGGAAAGACAAGCAACATAGAGAAGTGGCGGAATGGTTACGCATAGTAAGTCTTATATAAGGCTCACTACATACAGGTTCGAATCCTGTCTTCTCTACAAACTTAAAAACTGATGAAAAACATCTTAAAAACAAAGATAGATCTTAATAATACTAAGCTATCTGACATCACAGGAGTAGAACATATTATTCATGCTGAGATATGTATAAATATTGATGATATTACTGCAGTTAGACAACATGCTGAGGATGATGAAGAACATATCAATCCTGATTTATCTTTTGTATATCTAAAAAGTGGGGAGTATTTCATGATATATACTCCGTACGCTGAAGTACTCCAACAGTTAGGTTGGAAATAAAACTATTATCTTATGAATGGTTTAGTAAAAGAGGTTACCAGACGGCAACTTAAGATTACTGAATCCGGGAGAAGCACTGACTTCATTGCTCCTAGTTTTGGTCACGGGTGTCTATTCAACTGCAGTTACTGCTACATGAAAAGACATAGACCTACCGGATTACAGATTGCAAAAAATGTAGATGATGTATTAGATGCTGTAGGTAAGCATCAAGATATTCTTGTTCAGTCTGGATGGATTGCTGCTAACAAACCTAATCAAACTCATGATACAAGAGTAACCTATGACATAGGTGTAAGTGAAGATCTTGCTTTACATGCTAAGTATTATGACCTAGAGAAGATATTTAGTTACCCAAAAGGTAATGGTATGCTGTTCTCATTTGCTACTAAATATGTAAACTATGACTTATCACATTTAAATGTACATCCTGACAGAACCCGTATCAGATTTAGTTTAATGCCGCAGAAGTATGCGGATATACTAGAACCTAACACTAGTCCTATAGAGGAGAGAATATATGCTATTAATGACTTTATAAAGTATGGTTACAATGTACATATTAACTTCAGTCCTGTTATAGTTACTGATACTTGGTTAGAAGATTACCGGGATTTGTTTATGCTTGTAGATAAGATTGTATTTCCCTTGTATAAGAAAACTCATGATATAAGATCAGAAGTTATCTTTCTCACACATAATGAGAAGAAGCATGAGTATAATCTTGCTAATGGGATACCCGGAGAAGATCTACTATGGAGACCTGACATACAAGAGAACAAGATCTCTAGTAATGGTCAGTTAAATATAAGGTACAACCATAAACTAAAAGCTGATTACATATATCAGTTTAAGTGTTTACATGAGTTGCTAATACCTTGGAACACAATACGTTATATCTTTTAGTAAACTTAAAACTTAACTTATGGAAATAGAAATAGAATGTTCTAGTTGTGGTAGTCATTTAAGCATTGAAGGTTCTCATGTAGCAAGGTATAATAATGGATCACCCGTAATATTATCAGTTGAACCATGTACTAGTTGTATTGATAAGTTTGTACTTGATGCTGTAGAGGAAGCAAAAGAACCTTTATTCTCTGAGATAGAGGAACTAAAATGTGATATAATAGACTTAAACAAAGAAATTCAGGATATGGATATCCGTAACATGTAAAACTTAAACTTATGGAAACAGTTAACGCAGTAGCTACAGCAGTATATTATATACTGTTTGCTCTTTCAACAGGAGCATTATTATATTTAATGTTTTGGAACCCTAAAGACAGACAAAAATGAAAAAAGAACTAATTAAAACACCTGAATATCTACTTGTTGTAGATGATTCAGAGATTAAAGAAGGTGATTGGTTAATTGTAAATGATGAAGATGTAATGCAAATGAAATCTGATTACGACAATGATATGAGCAATGAAGATATTTGGGTTGGTGATTCCTTAAATGGATATGCAACTTATAAAGATAATTGTAAAAAAATCATTGCTCACCTACCACTTAACAACTCACCAATACTTGAAGGAGTACCACTACTTCCATCACTTGAGGATGATGTTGAGAAGATGGCTAAAGATTACTTATTCAATGATTATCAAAATCATTTTAATGTTAAAACGAGTGACGAGCAATTTGGTGTTTTTAAAGGTTATATGAATGGCTACAACAAAGCAAGAGAGAAGTACAAGTTTACTGAGGAGGATGTGAGATTTATGATTATGAAATCTTTTCTTTTAGGTGTTGATAGAGGTCAATATTCAAAAGAACTTGAAGATAAATTAATCACTTCTCTCTCACAACCCAAAATGCCTACTCACATAGAATTTGAAACGGAAAGTATGAGTGTTGATGAGATAAGAGAGCAAGGTAAAGGATTTTTGCACGGCCCAACATTTAAAATCAAAACAACAACCAACTCACAAGGTCAACAAGTGGCTTGTGGTAAATACATTTATTAATATGCAAAAAGAATTTGTACCCTACGAGTTGGCGGTTAAACTCAAAGCACTTGGATTTGATGAACCTTGTTTTGCTTGGTATAATGATAATGGTAATTATATGTTAGGTATTGATGAAGTAAGATTTGATACAATGAATACATATCATCTTAATAATACTGATTCAGTATCAGCCCCACTCTACCAACAAGCATTTAGATGGTTTAGAGAGAAATATGAGTTAGTTGGAGTACCAACTCACCAGTCTTATGATATTTGGAACACGATTACAGGCGAATGTTTCATTGAAATTTACCCGTTAAATTCATACGAAGAAGCAGAACTTGCGTGTCTTACCAAGCTAATTGAAATCGTTGAACAACAAAAACAAAAGTAAAATGGAAAAGAAACAAAGTAGTATTGATTGGGTAGTTGAGAAATTAGAAAACCTCATACCACAAGGAAATCAAATTGCCATAGGTGTCATTTTTGAACAAGCCAAAGCAATGCACGAAAAAGAAATTATCAAATCATCTGCTCGTGGTTATGTTATTGCTTCTGATGGCTTTCCTCTGCAAGAAGCAATTGACTACGCTAAACAATACTACAACGAAACATTTGGAGGTAACAATGAGTAAGCTATACACAGAAGAACAAGTAATTGAATTGACAAAAGCAGCGTATTCAGCCGGAGAAAATCACAACAAATTTATTTTTAAGATGGAGTTAGATAAAATAACCCCTATCCAACTACCAACTGATGAGGAGATAAAAGACAAATCTAATAAATTAGGTTATGGCAGCAGTAGTGTTGGGATTGTTCAAAAGAATTTTCAACTTGGTGCTATTTGGATGAGAGATAAAATAAAAGGATCTTAAAAATGAGCGCAAAAGATAAAATATGGGCGCAAAAGGAGGTAACAATGAATGAGATAGAAGTATTCCGGAATAGACTAAAGAAGATAGGTATAGAACTAGAACTCTTTGGTAATGTTCCTTGGATATATATAGACAAAGTTAATGGTAACAAAGTAAGTCGGGAAGACTATAACGCTAACCACGGATATAACTTTGCTTGGTATCCTGTTAGGAATGGTGAGGAACCCTGTCTTGATTGGTCAGCTATTAAAAGAACATTTGAAATAATAAGAAAGTATAAATGAAGAACACAGTAGACTTATTAGGATTTTATGGTGATGATACCATACACGCAAGTTCAGCTTGGACAAGTACAAGTAGAGACTTGACAGAAGAAAAAGTAAATAGAATACCTAAGTTATTAGACATGCTTGCATCAGAAGGACATCATACTCCTTTTGAGAAGAGTAGTCTACACTTCTTAGTAACTGTAGATCAAGCTACACACATTCATTTATTAAAACACCGTATTGGAGTTAGTATAAATGGTGAGTCAGCTAGATATAAAGAGTTGAAGGAAGACAAGACTTATATTCCTGAAGATTGGGATACTGAATGGAAACATACTTTAGAAGAGTTTACTAGAATGTCTAATCGTTTATATCATAAAGCTTTAGATGTTATGACTCCTACATTAGGACGTAAGCGTGCTAAAGAATCTGCAAGGTTCTTTAAAACTTTTAACTCTCAGATTACTATGGATGTTATGTTTAACTGGAGAAGTTTTGCACACTTTCAACAACTACGCAACAGTGAGCATGCTCAAGTTGAAGTTAGAGAGTTAGCACAACAGATGCTAGACATAGTTAAGAACCTAGAAGGTAATCCTTTTGAACACACTATTAATGCTTTTAAATTATAGTCATGCCAGATATTACAATGTGTAAAGGGACTGACTGTCCTGTAAAAGAAAAGTGTCATAGGTTTACATCAGAACCTGATGAGTATCAATCTTACTTCATGGATATACCCGGAAAATTAGAAGGTAACAAATTTACCTGTACATATTACTGGGGAGAGAATGCTCAAGGTATTTGGAATCAACTTAATAACATAGTAAAAGGAGAAGAGAAATGAAAAACTATTATGTAATAGACACACTGGAACAGAGTGTTGAGTACATCATTACAGAAACAGACACTGATGATGGTACTATGTATCAACTATACCGTAGTATGAATGACACATGGAGTGAAGATTCTAAAGGTGAATTACTTATTACTATGATTAATGATGGTAATGGGTATAAGTTTAAGTATAAGCATGCTGAGAAGAAACGTCTTGGTTATGATGAGATAGAACATCTCTATCTGCTTATTGATTATGTACGTAGAGTAGAGGGTCAAGTGTTTTATAATATATGTCAATATCAATAAAAATTAAAATTATGACATTAGTTTATTTGTTATTAATACTAGCACTATGTTTAGTAATAGTATTTATGAGTGTTAGAATGGCTATGGTACACTCTGAGAATAATATTCTCCGGGATCAAATCTGTTTTGATAAGACTGATCTGCAGTCAGCATGGAATGGTGGATATGTAGAAGGTGTACATGGTGAAGCAGGTCATGAGACAAAAACATTTAATGAGTGGTATCAGATGCATAAATTTGTGAAAAAATATGGAAAAAAATAATATGAGTATCTCATTAGTTGTATTCATAGTCTTCTTAACTTTGAAACTTAGTAATGTTGTTGACTGGTCATGGTGGTTAGTTACACTACCGTTATGGTGGTGGTTACCTACAATTATCATTGTAATATCAATTGCTGTGATCTATGTACTTATAACAGAAAGATTTAAAGATAGAGAAGATTAATATGGAAATGTCTGAAGAAGATAAGCTAAGAATTGTGCATCTGATGATGCATCTTGAAGTATGTATTCATGCTTGTGATAATACCGAGGGTATCAAGTGGTTTAATAGGCACAAAACTAAGATGACTATGAAACAGTTTGTTGATACTGTTCTTAAAGAACACGGTCATTTATTCAAAGCTTTCTGGGAAACACCAGGTCTTGATATGACGGACTTCGTAAGGACAATAGATACATTTGGTAATGAAGTAAGCACCCTTCCTTTGATGGACTTACCTGAAGTTACCGCAATAATTAAACAATTTAAAGAAAACAAATACGGAAAACAATGATTATTATTTTAACAAGTATTGCTGTAGTACTAGGTATTGCAGCAGTTTATGCTTTTAGTCAACTAATGAATGCTAAAGATCTTATTCAAGAACTTGAAGATGCATATGAAGAGATGATGGACAAGTATGTCAGAACATATGTTGACAAAGCAGAACTTCAACAAGAGTTAGCAAAGTTTAAGAGAAAACCACGTAAAGATAAAGGTCAAACAAGAACAACATATGGCGGCAAACCTGTTACCCGTAAGCGTAAGATTCAAAAAGGAGAACAAGGAACTGATAATAGCAAATCAGCTAAGTAAAGTTCAACTTGATCTATTTGTAAAACAGTTAGAAGAAGGACAGAAAGTCCAGGTTACATATGAAGTAGTTACTGATGACGCGTCTTATGCGCAGATAAGTAAGCTTCATAAGTGTATTAGAGAACTTGCAGATTATGCAGGTATGTCAATGGATGACATGAAACTCTACGTAAAGAACGAAGCTGGTCTTGTTAAAGGTGACAGCATCGTGTCTTTCGCAGATTGTAGTAAAGAAGAAGTGAGTAGCGCTATTCAAGCATGTATAGCGATAGGTGACAAGATAGGATTCCCTCTTTATTGAGGGTTTTCTATCTTTTCTCCTGTTTCAATGTTAAGTTTTACCTTTTTCATGAAACCTTGCTCTCTAGCAGAATCTTCAAGTACAGTCATCAAAGAAATCAAAGTTTTTAGATGATATACTTTCCTATCAGATTCTTCTTCATCCTTTTTAACTTTCTCTAGTAGTTCCAAAAACTCTTGAGAATCTTTTACAGGGAATGCTTCAAACAAGAATTGATTCAAGCGAAAGTAGTAGTGTGCTGTAAGTTCTACTTTGAACACAGCGTTTTCATCTAGAACTTCAACTTCTCTTATTGGGTCGTTTAATGTATTTGAGTCGCTCATTATTAATTATTTTATACAAACTTATGCTAGAAAGTGTAAACTTACAAGAAGTAAAAGACAAATTGATTGACAAGTTACGTCCATCAAAATGGAATATATATCTAGAAGGTTATTTAGATACTCCCAGTATGGATAATCTATTAAATACTCTTTTATCCGATGCTATGGATAACAAAAGATTCACACCTAAGATAAAAGATCTATTCAATGCGTTTGTAGAATGTCCATTTAACGATGTAAAAGTTGTTATAATTGGACAGGATCCTTATCCGCAGCAAGATGTTGCAGATGGTATTGCGTTTTCATGTAGTAAAACACAACGTCCTGAAGCATCTCTTAGGTATATATTCGGTTCTTTAAAAGATACGTATGATTCTAATATTAATACGGAAGATTGTGATTTGAAGAGATGGTCTCATCAAGGTGTATTATTGCTCAATACAGCATTAACTACTACTATTGGTAAACCAGGGTCACATCAAATGCTATGGAAACCATTCACTGCATCTGTTATAGATTCATTAGTATGGAATAAATCTAATGAACTTGTATATGTGTTTATGGGTAAGCAAGCACAAGAGTTTGCTAAGTTAGTACCCGAAGGTAACTGTAAGATACTTATATCTCATCCTGCAAGTGCTGCCTACAACAAGCAGTCTAAATGGGATTGTGATAATGTATGGAACAGAGTAAATGAATGTTTAAAATTACAAGGTAAAACAGAAATTAAATGGTAGAAAAAGTAACAATAACTGTATCAAGTGAACTTACACAGTATGGTGAAGTTGTATTTTCAGTTAAAAGTCATATGGGTATATTCAAGAGTAAGTGTCTACACGATGCTTTATCTGATGCTGATATCAAGATGACTGGTATAACTGATATGGTTGATACTGTATACAGGCGGATGAAATCAGTAAATCACTTTGCTTTAGAAACTAAACACACAAGATTATATGACAGAGAACCAGAAGAGAGCGGAGGATTTGAACCAAGCTCTGATAATAATGAACCAGCAGTTGAAGTTAGTGTTCCAAACATTTCAAGCAAATGTGGAAAGAGCACTAGAGGAAAAACTAAAAAAGCTAAACATCTCGTATGTGAATGTGTTTAGAGAATTTAAGGTACCTCTATCAACTCTTGTAGAGATTGCTTTAGAGATTTCACCTACATGTCTTATGACAGATCAGAAGTTTTCTAGAAAGAGACCTCTCGTTGTACCCCGTCAACTACTATGTTACATAGCAGGTGAGATGGGTTATACAGATAGTGCTGTTGCTTATGTTATTAACAGAGATAGAACAACTGTGATTGCAGCTAAAAAGACTGTGTTAGATGCTTTAACTTACAATACAGCTGATTATATTAAAACATTAAAGCAGTTTACAACACGTCTCAAAGATCATCCAGGTGGTGAGGTATTACAATATCTTGATTAAATTCGTTGATTATGCAAGAACTATTTGACCATATTGAAATCAAAGGTATAACTCCAAATCAGTATTATATGCTATGGTGCATCTCTATGAAAAGAGTACCTAAACATATCAATACTGCATTAGAGATGCGTTGTTTAACAACAGATGGGTATCTAAAAGACTCTAAGATCACACAGAAAGGACAGGATGTTCTAGGTAAACTTGTAAGTGTACCTGCAAAAGCAAAGACTACTACCTATAATGTAGATGATTATTTAGAGTTATTTCCAAAAGGTAAGTTACCAAGTGGTAAACCTGCCAGAGTAAACAAAAGAAACATTGAAGAAGCGTTTAGTTGGTTCTTTAAGAACTATGACTACGAATGGACAATAGTTCTCAAAGCTACATCTTATTATGTAGATACCTATGAGAAAGATAACTATAAGTATATGAGGAACTCCCAGTATTTTATCCGTAAACAAAATACAGATAAGACATGGGATTCTGAACTTGCTAATTGTTGTGATATTGTTCTAGGTGGTGATGATCTAACTGACAACGCTCACTTCTCAGAAAGAGTAGTATGAGTTTAGAAACAGAGAAAATCCTATTAAAGATAGGTATGTCGATAATATTGTCGATATTGTGTTATTTTATCATAGATACTTTCATTGTGAATGTTAATATCTTGGAGTACTTAATTATTGAGCTTCTCTTGGTTTTATCACACACATTTTATAAATTTGTACATCGCTGGATCAGCGTTCAACAACGATAATCAGTACTATAATGGAGAAAAAAAAGCTTTGGAAAGACCAGAAGCAAGGTTTCCTTGACTCATTAGTTTACCTAAAAGGTAGAATGGATGGTGAAATTCGTAGCTTGAAGACTCCGTGGGAAAAGTTTAATGATGCTACTACTGATGGTCTCGAATGGCACTCGATGACTGTTATAGGTGGTAGACCAGGTAGCGGGAAAACTTTGATTAAAGATCAGATTGTAAGAGAAGCATTTGTATTGAACCCTGACGAACAATTTCGTGTTTTGGAGTTTCAGTTCGAGATGCTCGCTCGTACGTCTGCGATCAGAGAATTCTCTAGTGTACTTGGTAAATCTTATAAATACCTATGTAGTGCAGATGGTCAGTTATCGAATGAAGATCTTAGTGTATGTTACGAACATGCTAAAGAGAGAGTAAAGATCCCTATTGATATAGTAGAGGAACCTATCACCGTCAACGAACTTAAAGAAGTAATTGTGGATTATATGAATACCCACGCGACTAAGGATGACGAAGGTAAGTTTGAATTTACGAAAACAATAGTGACTCTCGATCACTCTTTGCTGTTAAAGAAAGCACCATTTGAGAAGGATAAGTTTGATACCTTATATAATCTAGGTGAAGCTATCACAGAACTTAAACGTAGATTCCCAATCGCGTTTATTATTCTTACACAGCTTAACCGGGGTATTGACAATCCTGAGAGGAATGAAGACGGTAAGTATGGTAATTACATACTAGAGTCTGATATCTTCGGTTCAGATGCTCTGCTTCAACACGCTGATACACTTATTGGTATCAATAGACCTGCTAAACAAAAGATTAGGTTCTATGGTCCTGATAGGTATATGATCGAAAATGACAGGGTGCTTGTATTGCACTTCTTGAAATGTCGTAATGGTGATAATCGAATGAGCTTTTTCAAAGCAGAGTTTGAACGCATGCGTATTTCAGAAATGCAGACACCACCTCAACAAGAAAAAAGATTAAGAATATGAGTTTAAGTTTGAAAGAAAAAGAAAAAGATTACAAAACAAAAGTTGCTGAACTAAGAGAGTATCACCAAGAAACATTCAATGCCTTAGGAATTCCTGACGCGTATTTCTATCCAAAGATTGCGTATCGACCTAAAGGTAAAGACGAGTTGCATATTAGTTTGTTTCCTAGTGAATTGAGAAAAGGGACTGACGTGTATACAGAGTTTGTAGCAGGTGATACAGAACCACAAGATGCAAACAGAACATTGTGGAGATTATATTTTAATCCCCATTGGGAAGAAGAGTATGATACTACAACTCCTTCTGATGATCCTAAGATGCGTTACTTGATTCCTGTTAGTGAACTTGTAAAAGTTACAGCTCCAGCAAAGTTTAATGCTGCGGCGAACTTGAAGGTAACAGAGTTTGATGATTTCTCAAACTTGTTGCAAGATGATGCTCCTATGTCTGAAATGACAATCAAAGATTTAGCTGCGATTTTGTTGAAGAAACCAATCAGCAACAAGAAGTGGTTGAACGACTTAGTTAAGTAACAAATATCAAAACAATGGAGATTATATTACCAACAGCGAAGGTTGCTGCGGAACACACGAGTCCAAAGAACCTGATTATTTTTTCAAAACCCAAAACCGGTAAGACTACCTTACTATCTCAATTAGACAACTGTTTAATACTTGACCTTGAGAAAGGTTCAAAGTATGTAGATGCTATGAAGATAGAAGCTAGTAGTGTAGAAGAAATTAAGCATATCGGAAAAGCTATTAAGGATGCCGGTAATCCTTATAAATACGTTGCTGTCGATACCATCACTGCATTAGAAGAGATGTGTATTCCGTATGCTGAAGAGTTGTATATGAAAACCCCTATGGGTAAGAACTGGTTAACAGAAGGTAAACCTAAGTATAGTAGTATTCTTAGTCTACCTAATGGTGCTGGTTATCCATATCTAAGGGAAGCATTTACGAAGGTTGTGAATTATATTCAAACCTGGGCACCTAGAACTATTCTAGTGGGTCACGTAAAAGACACAATGCTTGAGAAGAATGGTTCAGAATTCAACTCGCTAGATCTAGATTTAACTGGTAAGTTAAAGAGAATCACAGCGTCTAACTCTGACTCTATAGGTTACTTGTACAGAAAAGGTAAGAAAAACATTATTAGTTTTAAGACCTCAGATGAAGTAGCATGTGGAGCAAGACCTGCACACTTAAGCAACAAAGAAATAGTTCTGTCTGAAATGCAAGAAGACGGAACGATCGTAGTTAACTGGAATGAAATTTACATTGATTAAAATTAAGAAAAATGATTAGCACAAAAGATTTAAAAAGCTCAGAAGGTACATCTTTACCAAAAGTTATCGGTCCTGGTAACACAGAAGTTAAAATCAACAGTATCACATTGGAAGCACCTGTCTATGACAAGAACGCTTACAACTTGGTAATGAACGTAGAAACTCGTCCTATTGAAGGATTCGAAGGTTTCTATATTGATAAGAACAATCCTGAAAAAGGACGTTACGAAGGTCAAGTAGGTAAAGTGAAGACTTCTGAATATGCTTACAAAGACGGAACTACTAAGACAGGTATCTCTGTGTCTCGTGATATGGATATATTGAAAGCATTACAGAACATCTGTCGTGTTGTAGACAAACTCAACTGGATGGATGAGAATGACAGCAAGCATGAAACTATCGAAGACTATGTTACAGCATTTAACAATGACGCACCTTTCAAAGATGTGTTTGTTAGAATGTGTGTAGGTGGTAAAGAGTATCTTAACAAGGAAGGTTATACAAACTATGACATGTTCCTAGTTAGAAACCAACGCGGTGCATACAATATGGAGAATGCTAATGTAGCTGACTCTAAATTGATCAAGTTTGAATCTGATCTTCACATCAAGAAGAAGAAAGTAGAAAATGTTGAGTCGTTTGGTAGCGGTACCGTTACTACATCGTCTTCAGTAGGTTCTGATTTCGAATTGTAATCTAAGTTTAACGATAAGAGGGGGAGTATTGCTCCCCCTTTTTTATCTCTATGTTTATGATAAGTTCTAAAGTTCTAGTGTCTAGTTATGATGATGTTCCGGATTACTGGATGTTTGAGCATTATTGTAATCTAAACGAAAAATTAATCGGTCAAGATGTAAAAATTAAATCTGTATTTAATCCTACAGAACGTACTGCAAGTTTCTGTATCTATCGTAAAGAAGAGAAGTATCTGTTTAAAGATTTCTCATCTGGTAGAGGCGGTTCACCAATCAATCTAGTAATGGATCTATATGGTGTAACATTCCCGGAAGCTGTCAATAAGGTTATAAAAGATTACCGTGAGTTTCTACACACTGGTACAACTGACGACATGCGTACGTTTAAGAAAATGGCGAAGTACAAGATTGTAGATTTCTCTAAGCGCTCCTGGACTAAAGGTGATGCAAGTTTTTGGACTCAATTTGATATTGATTCGGAAACACTAGAGAGATACAATGTATTTCCTGTTGGTGATTATTCTATGGAGAAGCAGGATGAAGATGCGGTTAAACACTTGTCTATTACTGGTCCCTATTTGTACGCATATACAAGACTAGACGGTAGTATTTACAAGATGTATCAACCGATGAATCCTGATCATAAGTTTCTAAAAGTTAAGAATTATATTCAAGGTACAGATCAACTAAAGTTTGAGAAACCAAATCTCATCATATGCAGTTCACTCAAGGATCTTATGTCACTATCTAAGTTCGGATTCAATGCGGAATTCGTAGCACCAGATAGTGAGAATACTGTTATCCCACAAGGTGCGATTAGCATATATAAAAGCAAGTATAAGAATATCATTACTTTGTTTGACAATGACGACGCCGGTAGAAAAGCTATGAGTAAATATGAATCAACTTATGGTATCGCTAGTGTTGTCCTACCACTTAGTAAGGATCTATCTGATTCTGTTAGAGACCACGGTTTAGTTAAGACAAGAGAAGTATTATATCCATTATTAAAAGAAGCAATAAGTAAATGAGTTGGATTTATAAAGGTGTAGTATTTACACCTGAGATGATACCTGAAGGTGCTGTTGGTTTCATATATGAAATGACAGCAATCATAGACGGTAAGTCTGTGGCTTATATAGGTAAAAAGAACTTTGCATTAGTTACCAAAAAGAAACTTGCAAAGAAGAACGCACCTGTAGATAAGCGTAAAAAGAATTACGTGAAGACTTCTAAGTTAAATTACGAGAACTACTTTAGTAGTAACGTAGTACTTAAGCAAGCTCACAAAGATAAAGTTCCTATTAAGAGGAACATCTTACACATATGTTATTCTAAAACAGAACTAACATACATGGAAACCAAGTATCAGTTTGTCAAGGGTGTACTAGAATCAGACTTCTATCTGAATGGTAATATCCTAGGACGTTTTTATAAACAAAAATATTAATTGTATGAGTATATTTAATGATGATCTAGATAAAGCAATGTTCTTCTCTGGACTAAAAGATTTAGGTGTTGAGAAACTAGTTGCCGAGTATAGTGGGGGAGGTGACTCCGGTGCTATAGATACTGTATATGCTGAGAATACTGAAGGTGATCATATAGACCTTGGTGATTTTCATGACCGTGTAGAAAACTTTATGTATGAAATCTTAAGTACTAAATACGACTATGACTGGTATAACAATGATGG